AAGCAAGTTCAAAGATCTTACAAAGCAATTATGCTGATGTCATAAACGTTCAGCAACAGAATGCTCCAGCTCCAACACCGTTAAATCTCGGAAGAGTTTATCCACGTACAGATCAATAAGAAACTCATCAGTATTTCAAACATATAACTTATTATGATTGTAACAAGAGACAAACTGGTAAAAAAAGATTTGGGAGGAGGTCACTATCTTGGAGTGGTGGTTGACAATAAAGATCCAGAATTTAGAGGAAGGGCCAAAATAAGAGTGTTTGGAATATTTGACGATCTTGCTGATGTAGATCTTCCATGGTCCCACCAAAGGTTTGAGATGAGTTACGGCTTGGCAGGGGGTTCTGGGAGAATGTCCGTTCCCAAATTGGGATCAGTCGTTCATGTGCACTTTAATAATGGAAATTTCTATAGTCCAGAATACAAAGCTGTCCAAGAACTTTCACCCGATCTAGTAGATGAGATTCGTGCAAGCTATGACGGAGCCCATTCCCTGATTTACGATGGAATTGAAAGGCTGAAGATCTACTACACGGTTCAGAAGGGTCTTGTGATTGATTTAAAGGAGTCTAAAATCATCATTAGGAACGATAATTCGATTCTAATTACCCATGCTGATGATTCATCTTCAATAGAACTAAAAGGCGGTAAAATAACAAAATATGCAGACCAAGAAATTGAGAATACTGCCGTGACTCGAATCAAGCATTCATCTGAAGAGGTTTGGATGGATGGTAAAACAACCAATCTAGGACACTCCCCTGTATTTTCTGCTGTGTGTGCTGAGCCTCTTTGGGATTTCTTGAAAAAACTTGCAACAGCGGTGGATGCTAAACTTCCAGCATCTCCAAGTGTGAATTCAACACTCGCTTCAAGCTTTGAACAATTATCAACTAGTCAAACAGTAAGAGTCACAAGAGAAAACTCTCCGGAGCTTCCAACCACTCCAGCAGAAAATAATTTCCCAGTTGCTCTTCCAGGTGGATAATCTCTTATGGCAGAAGAAGACATCATATCCAGTAAAATAGACCAATTATTGGGTGCAGATTTTGAGCAGCTAACTACAGAACAAATTCTGCAAACTATCACTGGAGGTCAAGTAACCATTCCATATGACGATCTTCAATCTGAAGAGGGATTTGAAAAGGAGCTTCAACAAACACAAAAAAAGGTTGACGAGCTTGTCAAAAGTTTAGAGCCTCAACCTCCTCCAATTCCAATTGAGAAAATAGAAGAGCTGGCTTGTAACTTTGAGGGAGATGCTCTTTATGCACAAATTCTTTTGGAAAGTGTACGCACAACAAATCCTTCCCTTTTTGCTGAATTAAGAGATTCTAATGCTTTACATGATAGAACACTAACACCTTCTGATCTAGGAATATCTAGTGCTATTCCCTCTCTAAAAGATGACAGTAAACTCAGTTCCGCAGGAATTGTAGATTTTTTGAATGACAAAGATCCATCATTTTTAGAACAAACAAACGAGAGAATTTTCGACAACCTTGATCCTCTTCTGGTTGGAAAACCTTCAAATTCAGGTGCTAGGAAAAAAAGAGATTTGAGTGTCCTGGGATTTAACATGCCTCTCGAATTCATCATGTCGGGCAAAACAATAGCACACGTTAAAATATCAGGACCCAAGATTTCAAACCAAGAAGCACTAGATAAGATTAATGAAACCTTGAAATTACAATATCAAAACAGTAAACCTTGTGATTTTAAGGATCTAGATTTGGTTTCCCAGGATGATGAGGAGAATGTAGGGAACACAACTTCAAGAAGAGTTGATGACTACGACTCTAACTTTTTCCCAGAAGGAGATGATCCTGTGCTAGATCAAGATTGTGCTCCTGGTCTGCCAGAAGACCCAATAACTGGTGATGTCATAGCAACGAAATCAAATTTTGATGACATTCAGGATGAATTTTGTGATCCCCCTGCATATGATTTCTCTGGCCTTAATCCAGATGAACCAGAACCAGAAGCTCCTGAAATAGATGTCGACGCTATTGATGCTTGTATAGGTTCAGCACTAGACAAAGCCAACAAAATTGACGAGAAAAACAAACTTCTCGGAAGATGGTCAATGATTGAAAGGAACCTAGAAGAGGTTCTCTACCATTATGAAATCATTTGGGAGTTTCAAAAGAATTTCGCATTAACCTGGGTAAACAAAGTTCCCTTCAGAGGTTCTGGGGATCCTACTTCTCCCCAAGCTGTTATACAAGCATTGACTCTAAATGACCAAGCTAAAGAACTAGATGGTGAAATTGCACAAACGGTGGAGTCATTTAAAGTTGACAAGAAGATTTTTCTTGATAACAACCAAACTTTTACTCAAAATCTTTTCAACCTGACTGTAATAGATCTTGAACAAATAGAATCTTTTACCCAACAGGAAGCCTACACATACATAAGAGAAATCAACGCATCAGGCAATTCATTTCTTCGCTTTGATGAACAAATTGGTGATTGGAGAGTTGCAGAAGGATACACTGCCTTAATAGACAATCTTCCCGCAATTAGAGAGATCTTGATTAAAGGAAATTTCATTGACGTTCTTAGACTTCAGAAACAAGAGATTATTGCTCAAAGAGACCAAAACTTGAATTATCTTGGTGATCTCAAAGGAAAAACAATCACCATCAATAACCTCCAACAGTCTTTAGAAACTGGATTGACCTTCGACCTATACAATTACGAGTTCGAGAGAGTATTCCAAAATGTTCCTGTCCCCTCTGGATATGATTCATATGGATGGGAATTTATAGACACACTAAAAGACTTTTCTGCTAGATTTACTGGAACGAATTTAGAAGTCAATTTTTCCCAGTTGAATTTCGAAGTGACCTTCATGAACAATCTTGGTCAGCCTTTACCATACAAGACTGTCCAGAAGCCTGGGAAGATTTCCCTTAAAAGTTCTGGGGATGGAGGATTGAAAGATATCCTTGAACCGGATGTTGAAAAAATCAAGCTAGGAAATGAATTCGCCAGTAACGGGGGTCTTTTGTCCAACTATCCTAAGAGCATTTTGAATAGCTCAAGATTTTTATCCATCACAAATCTAAATGACACACAAAATGACATAGCAGATTTCTATGATTTCGTAGAGAAAGTTATCGATACCAATCAAAGCAAGTCACAAATAATCAATGATATAGTTGACGATAGAGGCGTCCTGTATGGGCAACTAATAGAAAAATCTGGCTCTAACTGGCTTTTCTTTAGTCCTGAAGAAAGAGGAGACAACGACGCTAGAAACCCATCCAAACTTAGACCATCGAGTTTCACTCCAGAGGGGGAGCCTAATCCGGTCTTCACTGAATTCTATGGCAATTTCAAACCAAAATGGGATGCAAAATACCAACTTAACAAAACCCTTTTTGTTGACCCTTTAATACAAAGATTAAAGGCAGAAGCTAGAAGAGCAGCAGAGGGAGCAGCACAAACTGCTTTTGTATCTGATTTCATTGCTGCACGTGTTTTTGGCAACTACTTCGAGATGAAGAATAAGATGGAGCAGATAGAGCAAATCATTCTCTTCGTCGCTGAAAAAAGGCAAGAAATGGAGGAATCTCTCCAGCCTGCAGCAGTTGAAAAAGAATTCTCTGACATCAAGTGTGCGGCAGATGTTCCAGCTCCTACAGACCAAAACGACCCAGAAAATTGTCCTCCCCCATGTTGTGGTGAAGCGGGTTCCGATTTCAAATCAGGAGGGAACTTCTTATTATCTTCCCCCCCAAGCTCAGATTGTCCAACGATATTTCAAAGGTGTTGGTGGAAGCAGTTTTGTAGAGATGTCACTAAAGTTGGATTGCTTCCTTATCCTAATGGTTTGCCTCCAATCGAAAAAACATCTTACTTTTTATCTCCTGGTCCTTCAGTGAGACTTGGATTGAAGTACTGGCCTGTTGGTTATTTACCCCCTGCCTTTATCCCAATTCCTGTTCCAAATCCAATAGATGGACTTCCCTACATCCGAATTCCTCTTCCGATGATTTGGACAATTATTCCACCCATCGTAATTCCTTTGCCTTTCAATTTGGGAATCCTTGTCATCTTTATTCCCTTAATCGGTGGCTTCATGCCAACCCCTTTAGTTTACTTGAAAGAGTTTATCACTGGGAGCTCATTGTTTCTTACTGGCATAAGAGGTCCAAGATTTATTCCTAGAAAGTCAGATCCAACTTTGAAGGATCCTCTGGAGAAAATCAAACAAGCTCTTTCATTTGGAATTCCTGACAAACTTATTCCCTTACCTGGCTTTGGTAAGGATAATATCGACGCTATTCCTCGTATTCTCACGGACATCCAACAGAACTTTACTAAAATTTTAGATAATATTCCAGAGCCAGGAGATATAGACATTCTTAGAGAAGTTCAGGGACAAGAACTTGGGATCAAGGAGCAAATTTTGTCACAACAGAAAGAATTTGACAAAGTCGCTGCTCTTTTAGACGAACCCTTGCCTAATTTTGATAGTCAAAAAACACAGTTAAATCAGTTGGTTGCTCAAAGAAAGTCCGCCCTAAAACAGGTGATTCGAGACTACCTCAATAAAGGGATACCCAATCCTAAAACGATTTATTTTCCAAAAGAAAAAGATAGTTTGAAAGTTGACATTCCAGGAATCATTAAAGCTCTTAGAATTTTGAAAGAGTTGAAGGCAAGTCTTGTACCTATAACCTGTGGTGGTGATATCAACTTCAAAGACGAAATCAGAGAGGTTCTTAAACTAATTAAGATACCAACCTCACCAATTTACATCCTTGATAATTTTGGTGTATCTAATCCAAATAAGATCTTTTATAGAAACACAAAGGATCCAAGATTGATGACTGATGATGAGTTCAGCGATCTTGTGAAAGAAATCAAAGCCACATCATTGATAATAACTCACATTCTTTTGAAAGGAAATAAATTTTCTGTAATAAAGAAAGTTAGAAAGGGTGCATTCTCAATAATAGACGGATGTGAGCTGCAAGGAGACTTTGCTTTTCCACCTGTTAAATTGACTAATGCGGCACCAAGTCCACTCAAGTTTCTGAAAGTTCCTAACCCCATCCTAACAGCGATGTACCTAAGAATAATGGAGGGAATGTCAAGAGCAACTTATACCCCAGAAGACTTTTCAAGATATGTCAGATATAATGGGGAAAATCCTCTATTGGTCATAAGAGTTAAAGACCTCAAAAAATTAATCTCAAAAAAACTTGGACTTAGTAGAAGAGGACCGTTTGATCCAGAGAGACCTTTGGATAGAGAGGAACCCCAAATTTCTAAGTTTCCCCATCCTGAAGGTCCCCTTTGTTGTCTTGAGTCCTTGAATGGATCTTTTGGAAAAGCCATAGCTGCATTTGAATTACCAACAGTGTTCCCACCAAAATCTGACCAGATCACGCAATCTCAAGGAGCAGGTGGCATAATTCAAATCACAATTCCTGGAGCTATCATTAAGAATTTTGCAGTCGACTTGATCACTAGAAATCTGGATCGACTGATCGATGACATCTTTCCAGAAATTGGAGATATAAATTCTCCAAAATTCATAAACTTGCAACCTGGGGACATCCAGAAAATGGCAAGGACGATGTTGAGAGGAACGTTTGATCCTGAATCACCAAATCTGCCAGATTTCCTTAAGGCTGCTCAGATCCCTATAATTCCCGCCAGACCGACTGACTTGGTTGAACAGGCTCTTATCGGTCTTGGAGCTCCCCCACCCGCGCGAATCGTCTATTCTCTTTTTTGGAAGTATTATAAGGGACTTCCAAAAACCCCTTTGCTGGAAAAAATATCAAGACCTCCAATCGACTTGGCCGCAAAGATCCTTCCCAAAATACCTTGGCCCTTAACTGTACTTCTGGGAAGAAATTTGATCAACCTCATCAATCCAATTGCGATGTCTGATGACCATCCTGCTTGGAGAAGAATGAGCCTTAAAAACACGTATTATGTGATTTACATCGATGAATTTTTAAGGAGTGCTGCAGATGTTTCCGGTTTGTTCAAGTTCTTCCTAGGCTCGGCCGATCCTGTTTATCCAGTACCAGAATTGCCAAGTGAGCTTCAGAAAGCATTTAACATCAAAAAATATTGAAAAAAATAATTGGAAATTTTTCCAAATTTCAAGACTATCATATATACTAAAACCAAGAAAAAAAGTAAATGAAAAGTAACAGGTATTCCTACTTTGATTACGAAGTGGGTGAAAGAGAAACACTAGAAAAAAAATACTCTCAATATTTTCCAGAAGAAACCAGTAACAATTGGGCAGGAAAAGACTTAACTGACAATAGTTCTGTTAGAGTTAGAATCTCTCAATTCGATAACAAAACTGGACTTGCTTTGGGTGAAACTTCGTTTGGACAAACTATTGTCATTGACACAAACAAAGAGGAGAAGAACCTACGAAAATTAGGATATCCCTCGATCGAGATGTCTAGAGGAGATGTCTTAGAAGTGGTCGTACATAAAGATTCTTCTGGTAATTTCAATGGTTCAGTTTCGGCAGGATATGAAAAATCATTGAAACAAGAACTCCATAAATCTATTGTAAAAGATGATTGTGCTTACAAAGTCAAAGTGAAGTCAGTTTGTAATGGTGGATTCATGGTTGATCTCTCGGGAATTGAATGTTTCCTGCCAGGAAGTTTAGCCGCTGCAAACCGCATCATCAATTTCGCTGATTATGTAGGCAAAGAAATCAACGTTATGGTAGAGGTTTATGACCAAAAAAGAGAAATATTCGTCGTGTCTTTCAAAAAATATTTGAAGAAAATCATCGATTCAGAGGTTCAGAATCTGTCTTTCGCAAATCAATATGAGGGGATCGTAACTGGTTCTTCAAACACTGGAGTTTTTGTTGAATGGAATAGTATCTTTACTGGGATCATTCCTTTCGATGAGAAGGCCAAGGAATCTTTGGACAATTTGAAACCTGGTGATCTGGTAAACTTCTATGTGATCGACATCAAAAATCCCCAAAGAGTGGCTCTTTCGATGACTGAGCCAAATCAAAAACTTAAAAATATACAGGATTTAAAAGATTCTTCCCTTGAAGTATTAGGTGACTCATCAAATCCGAAAAGCTTCAAGGGAGAGGTTACCAAAACAAAAACATTTGGGGTCTTTGTAAAATTAGAAAATGGCCTAGTGGGACTGGTTGAAAAAGAAAAACTTTCGAATCCTATTAAAGAATACCAAGTAGGTCAAGTGATAAATTGTACTGTTTTGAGTGTCGACTCAGCTACGATGAAAGTCCAACTTTCACAGATTTAATAGACACTGTTTTTTTTTGTTTGTTTTGAAAGAGCTTTACTTCGGTAAAGCTTTTTCTGTATGGATGAATAATTAATTTTTCGAATATATACATCTATGGATATTAGGACAAGAGATTTTTTTTATTCCACTGTCATAGGTTTTGAATTTGAATTCTATAGTAATTTGAATAGGAATGAAATAGTGGAAAATCTAGGAAAATCAATTGGTAAGAAAATTATTCTTTTCAAGAATTACCATTCCAAGTTTAAGCCTACTAAAGACATATTCAAACTTGAACCTGACTATTCAGGGGGATCTAAAATGGTGGAACTTATTACAGGACCTATTCCTTACTTTGAAGCTATCCCAGTTCTTATTAGAATCTTAAAATGGATAGATGAATATGGATACACTGATAAAAAATGTGCTTTCCAATTTGGTGTAAGTATAGACACTTCAATCTTCCCTGAAATATCTCCGGTCAATAAGCTAAACATGCTTAAGTTCATATTGGGATTCGATGAAAACTTCATTTATAGAAGATTTCCTGAACGTGCAAATTCCCTATATGCTAAATCTATAAAAAGAGTTACTCCCACAAACAAGTTTGTTGACCCAACTAACATATCATTTATTGATAAGAATCTTTTCAATGTTCCTGTTGAAAAGAACATGGGAATCAACTTTCTCAAACTTCCTGAAGGCTACTTTGAGGTCCGATACTTGGGAGGCAAAGACTACCAAAAGAACTACGTTGGAATTAAAGAGGTTATAGATTATATCATTTCATACACCTTCGAGACTCTGAAATCAAATGAATTGTACACCGACAATGATCTCAAAATACTTAAAAGTTTTTTATCAGAAATCTACAAGAGTGCTTCAACTTTCATAGATCCTGAAAATTTTCAGAAAAACTATCCTCACATGCAAATCTTAGTAGACCTAAGATCCGATCCACAAATTTTAAGAACGTTTTTCTTGAATATTAGGGAGGTACTATATGATCTAATCGTTGAAAATAACATCAAAGAAGGTCAAATCAACTACGACAGCAACTTAGGCAAATATCAATTAAAGGACGTCAAAACCTCAAAAGCTTACTTGATGAAGGACTATGATATTCTTGACAGTGAGGTTTCAGGAAATCTTTTAAATTGTCGATTATTCTCGAGTAAGATCTCAGACAGCACCCTCGAAGATTGTGATTTAGTTGTCAGTAACGAGGTTTACAGATCGAAGTTGATGTTTACTGACATAATGTTTAGTAACGTCGTACACGATAGTTATATTGATAATAAAGATAAGGAAATCAATTGTGAGGTATTTGGGGGAATCATCAGATCTGGGTTTGTTGGCCAACTAGCAACAATCTCCCCAGAAACTGAGATTGTAGAGGATCCAGAAGATGATAAAAAAATGAAAGGGTCATCGAAGAAGAGACTATTTCCAAATAGGAACGATAACCAAGATTCTCCCCTCCAAACTCTCTTCAAAGACAACAATATGAAGCCTTCTGGGATACCGGGGGCTAGATTCAATCAAAATAATTGATATGACTGAACAAGATCTCATCCAAGAAATAAAAGACGAGATTTCACATTCTTGTGCTCTACCTTATAATCTCAATGATCAGGAGATCAAAAGGATTATTAAACGTGCTCGTGCCTACTTTTATGACAACTACCAGTATGCAGTAGAGGATAGGATCTTTGTTTTAGGAAAGGAACTCTTCTCAGCTGCAGCTTTCAGAGCAACTAGACAAATACAACTTCCACAATGTGTGGTTTCCGTCTATGATGTGAGAGAGGTCAATGGCTCAGGTTTGATTGGTACACCAGATAAGGACTTTGGTGACTCGAAACTCCTTGGTTCCGAACTCATGCTTTCTCCTTTTGTTGGGGACAATCTAGTTTATAGAACAGTTCTGTATTCATTCTTTGATCTGGCTAAAGCTTATTTGCTTGAGAGCTATGCCTTTAACTTTAATAAAAACACGAAGAAACTAACTATTAACGGTAGGGATCCTGCAAGAACAAACACAACTATGGGAGGGTCCGATACAACTCTCTATGCAGGTGTTGATGTAGGAGTGAGGGCTTATATAGCGATTCCTGAAGAAAGCTTGTATGACGATGAGCTCTTTGTCAGATTTTGTCTCGCCGAAGCTAAAATTAATATCGGTAGATTGCTGGGAACATTCGAATACAATCTTCCTGGGGGTGTAAGGATCAACTATAATAACATACAAACTCTAGGTACCTCGGAGAAGACAGAGATCATCCAAATGATCAAAGATGAGAACACTCCAAGTTATTTTTTGCAGTGGAATTGAAATAAACACAGGTCTTGGATATTTCCGAACAATTTTCAACATATGGGACAACAACTTATTAAAGAAGTCAAATCTTCTAAAATTTTAAATGGCTATCACACTATAGTGAAGTGGTCAAAAATATTTATTGAACCATTCAAGGTTATTGCCTCATTTCTTTTTTTCTGGGCCCTTTTTGAGACTTTCCTACTAGGTGATCCTACTAAATTATGTTTAGGTCTAAATGTAGCAATTTGGATTCCTGGATTTTTGTTTGCGATTGTTTTTCTGATTTTTCACTTTTTAACTGGAATCAAACTAAGAAAAATGAGTATTAAGTATAACAGGAGTCAAACTGACATTCAAAAGGACGTTGACTCTATTCTAAACACGTAAATAGAATGATAGATTTTTTAACAAGCATTTTTTATAAAGGCAAATATGAAATTGCCATAAATAGAGTGGGAGAACATTATTTCAGATTGAAAGCTTCTAATGGTGAAATAATCCTGTCCTCTGAATCCTACAAAACTTTGCAGGGGTGTGAGAACGGAATCGCATCAGTCAGAGAAAATTGCATTGATGAATCAAACTTCGACGTTAGAGTATCCAAGGACAGAAAAAGATATTTTGTTTTGAAAGCTCAGAATGGGGAGACTATAGGGAAAAGTGAAACCTACAACTCTTTAGCCAACACCATAAATGGAATAAATTCTGTCAAAAGATTTGGACAAACACAAGAGGTGGTCTTCCTCTGAAACTCATTTGTTGATTGAGGGAAAAAATAACAATAGATTTATTTGCTGAATATATAGAGCAATGGCAAGATATTCAGAAATCTATCCTAGGAATCCTGACGATCCTAATTACAAAGTTGGACAAATGCACACTGACGATGAGGTTGAGATCCTAATCGGGATGATAAAACAATGCATGTTGACTGCTCCGGGGGAGGTGCTTGGTGATCCATATTTTGGTATAGACTTAGAATCTCTTCTATTCGATTTTGAGGTTGATCAAACCACGCTCGAAAGAGCAATTAGACTGCACCTTGTAACCTATGTTCCTTTGGCGGGAACAAAATATGATGTGGACTTCAAGGTGGGATTTTTCAAGGGTGAGGTTAGAGATGCTTGTGTGATTGACTTTGCCATTAGGGGAAACCCAATTTTAGGCATCAAAATAATTTAAGATGGATTTACTACAAAAGAACAAAGCTAAAATATCAGACCTAATTAGTCAAACCTTTGATTTGATACAAGCAAGGTACTCGATGAGCAACCAATTGTTTACTGTTGCTTCTGTTTGGGGACAAATTATTTTTGTTCTTGACAATCTTTCACAATTTATTCTCTACTTCATTGAGGATTCAATCACAGAATTAAACATCAATCAAGCCACACGTGAATCATCCATTTATGGCTTGGCAACATTGGCTGGACACAATCCAACACGGGCAATTTCTGCAAAAGGTGAAGTTGTCATAACATGGAACGGTAAGGGATTTGAAAATGTTGGAGGTGGTGCGATTTTGATTCCTAACAACAGCGAGATTCAGTGTGTCAACAACGGTAAAACTTACCTCATTAAACTAGCCCAAGAATACATCAGATTGAATTTAGATCCTGGAGCAAAAATAATTGCTTCTATTGTAGAGGGAACAATTAGAACCAATCAATATACAGGCGACGGGTTGAAGCTCCAAAGTTACAACATCTCTTCAAGGGGTACCTCAGGAATAGAAAATTTCGAGGTGTCTGTCAAGGTGAATGGGGAAGAATGGAGAAAGTACGATTCTCTCTACGACATTCCTCGTAACGCAAGAGGTTTTCTAGTAAAGAGTTCGTTAATTTCCGGAATAGATATTTTCTTTGGTACAAATGACTTTGGATTTCCTCCAGCTGAAGGCTCAATTATTCAAGTAGAATACCTCGAATCTACTGGTTCGTTTGGGAACCTTCTAGTTGATGATGCAAGACAAGCACTTTTTAGATTCAATTCTGATGGAACAGATCTTTTTGGCAGAACCCTAACTCTTCAAGACTATTTACAGGTGACTTGTTCGATCGCTCCACAACTTGGTGCCAATCAAGAATCAGTCGATTTGACTAGATTAATTGCTCCGAAAACTTCGAGAAGTTTCGTGCTTGCTAATCCAACAAACTACATCACCTTCTTTGAAAAATTTGGTCAATTCTCCATCATCGAAGCTTTCACAACTTTTGATGATGAATACCTTGATGATGACAATATCATCTATTTAATTCTTGTTCCAGACATATCTTTGACTTTGAAATCAAATGAAACATATTTTGATGTTCCCTTATCGAGATTCAAATTGACAAAGACCCAAATCGACAGGATTTATCAACTACTAGATGAGAGCGGTCAAAAAATCGTAACAACGGTTGTTAAGGTTTTAGATCCTATCCTTGTAAGATTTGTGATTAATATCGCGATCACAATATTCGAAGGCAAAGATCCGGACACAATCAAAGCAGAGATAGTAAGTAAAATGAGTGACTACTTCCTAAATATTAGAAGAAGGGACAAAATTCCAAGGTCAGACTTGATTGCGACAATCGAGGGAATTGATGGGATAGATTCAGTTTCTTTGTATTTTGTTGGAGAACAAAATGAGGCAGCTAAGACACAAGATGCAAAAGCTCCAGAAATAGGATTCGATGAATTTGGTGACATAGTTATTGGCAAAGACCAAGTGGTAGTGATTTCTGGGGGCTGGGAAGATAGAAATGGAATTTTCTATGATCTTGGAGCCAGTATGCAAACTCTTTCTTCTGTAAACATAGACGTCAGAGCCATTGTCCCAATGACCTATAATACAAGGGTCAATACCATTCTGAAGAACTCTTTAAAAACAAACAATTAATATGACCCATAAGAAAAGTTGGTACGAGTTCATCAGGGAACAAAATGATGTAAGATCCAATGTTGGATTTGATTATGAGGGGAAGATATTTGAAAAAACACTCTCGAACCAAATCTTGGCAGGGGACGAAAACAGAACTCTAATTCTTGCTAGTTTAGAAAGAATAGTTCACCAATTGTTTGAGTCTACTAAATACATCAAGAACTATATAAATTATACGGTTCCAAAAAATAACAAGTACGTAAGATAGGATGACAACTCAGAATCTTTTATTTTTCAATAAAAAGGGGGAACAATACAATTTCAAATGGAACGGCACATATTGGGAAGGATCAGTCCTCTTCGGAATAGTTTCTGAGAAACTCTTTGAGATAGAACACATCTTTGTTATTGAAAAATTTCTCAACAACGTGGGTGATGTTCTTTATGGATTTCCCCATAGTTATGGGGTGAGTCCAGGTTTGCCAGTTTGGAGAACAAGATGGGAATCTGATTTCGATCAAAAAATCAATGTTTCTTCAATCATCTACACTTACGATCTTGGAATTGATCCAGAGTTGGACGCTCCTTTTCTTGTTAAAGCACAGAACGTAGAATTCTACCCAGAGGTAGTCCCAGGAGACACAATCAGTTCCCCGGAAGGATTGGTGGTAACAACTGATGTCACGTCATCCTCAATGCAAATCAATATAGCATTGAATTCAGATTCTGAGGGTGTCTATGATAGAACTTTAATTTTGGAGGATTACACCGATCCTAACAATCCTGTTAAAATTCTTCAAGTTAATTTCCATGGTGAGGTGGAGGGCGAAGATTCAAGACTCTCAGTTCTTCTTGATAACTTTGGACGATCTTTCATTCAATCAGATTCTTTCATTTCAAGAGATACAGATATCAAAGAACCCTTTCCCAATTTCGAAATCATCAACAAAAAAAGAAAGGAGCTTTTGTTAACAGGCGAAAGTATTTTTCCTTATTTAGGTTCCTACAAATCTTTGTTCAATGCTATTCGTTTCTTTGGATATTATGATCTTAGGATTAAGGAGTATTGGTTGAATGTAAAGATTGACTCAGCCGATGTTTTAACACCCCTACAACAAAATTCACAAATACTAAGACAATTAGCAAAGCCAAATCTTCAAGGACAAAATTCTTTGGAGCTAATTAGTAGTTTGCTCCAAGATGAAAACAAAGGAAAGTTTAAACACGTTGAAATTTATGGCAAACGTAAAGACGGAAGCTTTGGTCTAAAAAAACAATTCGAAGAGGTTTTCCCATCCAAGTCTTACAAGAAGACTTCTTTGTTTGGACTTTTCTATGATATCAATCGTGTTGTAGAGGATCAAGAAGAAGACATTTACGGCTATCCCGTTGTGGAAGATGCTTTCATGTTCAGTCCGGAGGAAGTTCTCCTAAAGCTCTTTGGATTGAAAGAGAGATTGAAGAGAGACTATCTACCACTCAATGCTAGAATAGTCGATATCACTGGTGAAGGCGTTTATTTCAATATCTACAAAACCAGAGGTTGGGTTGATCAACTAGGAATAGATGAGGTCCAAACAGGGATCACTGTTGATTTCAATGTTTTTCCAAACAATGGTTACATCGAGGATTTAAGACCATTCTATCTCAAGCCCAATCAAGATTCGTTGTTATATCCTGCAGTTAATGGTCCTGAGCCTGGACTAAGCTATTATGGGAACACAATAGAACCCTATTCTTCATTTCAACAATATCCTATTTCCAAGATCCCTTCGCTTACAGAATCCATCCGTAAGTTTTACACAGATATAGAAACCGGTGCAATGCCTAAGTTCCTTGGTGATGGTGATTTCGATCCCCCTGGATATAAACTTTTTGCAACTGGTGAGGATTATGTTTTTCCTGCAGGTTGTCCCATCATAATCAACAATGACACTTTTGATTTAGCATGGGATGAAATCAACGCTGTTTGGGACAATTTAGGCTCAACCATCACAACTGATTTGTTCGATGTTGCAAGTTACACGAGTACTTTGGCTCCTAACCCTGGAACACCTTTACAATCGGTAACAAGTTCTACAAATTTCACTTTAGATGGATCCTTACCACAAACTGCAAATTTCAACATTGGACTAGGAAACACTTGGTTCAACCCAGTTGGAGCTGAGGTTATCTTTGTAAGAATCGAATCTCAATCATCCCCTGGAAATTTGGTTCTAGGCTATTGCATAGACACTGACTATAATCCTGCTACTGGAAATTTAATCGTCCAGGTCATCTCAGTGAGAGGCGGGGGAACTTATTCTGATTGGAAAGTGTCTCCAACCAACATTAGGAAGGATACCTATGAATACACATATTTCTTAAACTATGTGCAATCTGGTGGTTTCTACTCATGGGATAGGTTGCCATTTCTAGATTTCTATGAAATTGAGTGGACTATTTATAAAAATGATGATAGACCATACTATTTCCAAATTAGAGGTAATCTCCCGGATCTAGAAACTCTCCCACATTTCCTTCCATACACAGGGGATTACAACATCCAATGTCGTGTATGGGACACCTTAAATTCTATTTCTTTAGGAATTAAAAGAAGCATCGTCAAGGTTGAAAAAAGACAAATTGAACTCAACACAATCACAAGATTTAGAGAATCCGAGAAATATGATTGGAACAACATGCCTCTCAAATGGGAAAGCTATCCTTCTCAATGGATTTGGCCAGTTGAAAGCACAGACATTGTGAACAACATCTCGGACTTTATTGCAAACTTTCCTGAATACTCTAACAACTTCAATGAGGGACAAACCTGCGAGGTACTAAGTAAAGTTCCAGAGGTCAAGGCCTTGACAACATTTGACGCTTATGCAACATCGATTTCAATAGTCGACATTCAAAGCCTATTTGTTGGTGGGGGATACTCTTTTGCTGTGGTCACAACATCTACGCCCCATGGTTTCTCTTCTGGAGGCACAGTTTGGATAAAAGACACTCCCAACCCAGGAGATTTCTATGGGCAGTTTCCTATCACCGTTCTTTCACCAACAACTTTTGAGATCCCCCAAATAGAACTAGTTCCTATTCTTGGTGGCATCGTCTTTGGAGATGGAACAATCAAAGTTATAGCTGATGGAATCGAAATCGCGAGTTCTCTTTTTCTAGGAGATCTTTCAACAACATTGGCTTCTGTTTATAGCCAAATAAATAACTCCTCATTAGATCCTAAATATAAAATCATAAGTCTGGTTGATTCAATAGTGCCTGGCAGCAAGACATTCACTGTTCAAGCACCAAACAATAAAGGAGATTCTTGGAATGGGAAGATTCTTCAGGTTCAAACTACAGGATGTTTAACTGGCACACCGGCTAGTAACATATTTACTGGTGGTGCCAATGAGTATGAGGCATATTTGCCTTATGACTTTAACACTCCTCCCAATCCCGTCATGAAATATTGGGGAACGAAGAAGTTGTGTTGGGACACTTTTGAGGACTTTGAGTTCGCTAAAGCGTATGCCCACACTTGGGACATGTACGACTATCACAATGATTGGCTAGGAGGATTTGATCTCTACTCTCTCCAATATGGTGATAGGGTAAGGGTTTCTTCACAAACTAATGGGATCGTATTCCATGAGACATCATCTCCAGGTAACAACTATCTTGGACTTTGGGAAGCTGCAGAACAATTGAACACTTCCACTGATGAAAATATTAGAAGATTTGACTATGAGGTAAGAGGTTTCTCTAAACTTCCTAATAATTTCTATCCCAGCTCAAATCCGATTTCTCCTGAACTAGAGACTGATGTAGGTCCCCAAAATTTCACAACCACTTTCTTTCAAAGTCCCAAGCTTGTTCCTTTTACAGGAATAGGATTCGATGGGAATGGTGATATTTGGCTGACCGGAGAGGATCTAATGAAATTTGATGGTGCAACTTTCACTGTTTTTGATTCATCAAATAGTATCATGCCAGCTCCAGGCACCTTGACCAACTGCATTAAGATAGACAAGAATGATAATCTTTGGATTGGAGTGGAACAATCGACAACTCCTTTGATCAAAATAGATCAAAAAGATTCCACACAAAGTGTTGTCTTTGATGCTAATGATTTTGTGGATAACCAAGGCAATCCGGTTCTCCCAGGATCAATCGGTTCTGTTTACGATATAGAAATAAACTCACGGAATGGTGATATTTTTCTTTCTTACATACAACCGTTTTCACCACTAGAACAAGGGTTCTTATATTACGATGGAGCGGCCCATTCTTGGAAATTCTTTGATAGCACCAATTCAAATTTGCCACAAGGATTAATTTCTGATCTGAAATTAGAATATGTGTCCATCAACAAATGGTACCTTTGGATTGGTACACCTGATGGATTGTCTAGATTCGATGGGGTTGATTTTAAAAATTACACGACCACCAATTCTGGACTTCCAAACAACGACATCAAAACAATTACCATCGACAAATTGGGACACAAATGGATTGGGTGCAACCAAGCTCTAGTTTATTGGGACAACACAAGATGGAAAGTATGGAACGCAACAAACACTCCAGCTGTTTCTTCTGTAGCTGCCTTTTATGAAAATTTAGATTCTGGAAATTCTAACATTTGGTCATTTGGAAAAGGCCCAGATTCTCTTTGGAGTTTCGATGGATACAATTTCAAAGAATTTCTCTACAGAAATGATGGAATAACTCCCATCCAGCCCAATGTTGGTACAAGTGGAAATTTGCTGCTTATAGCTCCTTGGAAAGTAATCAAGGAGGGATTCACAATTTATCCAAAAAATCTTATTTATGGAACGATTCTAGGGGAGTTGGCCATAAGTGACTACGTCATTCCTCACATCCACGCAACATCTACTACTCCTGGAATAAATGGATGGGATTTCGTTTATCATGAAACATCAGTTCCTTTACCTCCAATTAATTATCTCTACAATGCTGAGATTGGAGCTACAACACTTGGATTCAACTTCATAATTGGACCTTTAAATGACAACTTAACTCTAGATTCCGATTATACAAGACCATCCATGGCTCATGTTGACAGATATTCTTGGTACAAACCTATTTGGCAAAGGTACCAGATAAATTATCTCAAGGACCAGTTTCCATATCTTGACCTTGATGATGTTTTCTTATATGCTCCTTTAAGGGACATTCTAAACGGAAAGGCAACAAAAGAAAGCTATTGGAGAAACCCAATCATAGAAAGAATCGCCAATAAAAAGTCGAGAGAGTTATTTCAAAATTTTGAGTGGATCATTGCTCTAGGAAATTCTAATCCTGGTATGGGCATTAAAATCACGGTAGACAATGAAGGAAACAATATAGTTGTTGGTAACTTCGAGGGACTATTATTCATGGGTGCTGTGAATAATGTCGCAGCTCAAGATGTTTTCTTGAACACAACACAGCCAAATGTTTTTGTGGCCAAATACAACCAAGGAGGAGTTCTTCAGTGGGCAACTTCGACAGCTCCATCTCCTTCTTTGGGTGAAGTTGCTGCTAGCTTAACCACTGATCAATATGGTAACATATATGTTGTTACAAACACATTAACCACTTCATTCAATTTTTATAAGTATAACTATTCTGGAGACCTGGTCAACTCAAATACGATCACATCCACCAATCTTGAAATAACTGATATCAAAGCCGACAAGTACGAGGCACTCTACATAAGTGGTGGATTTATAGGCTCATTAGTACTGGGACCAGTCACACTAACAAATCCCGGTGCAAACCAAATTGGCTATATTGTTAAGCTTGATTCACAATTGGATGCTGTGTGGGGAAAGAGTATTGGAGACGGAACCTACGCAAACAAGGTTACAAGCATTTCTTTGCTCGGAGAGGAGTTCGTTTATTCGACAGGAACGTTCGACACTCTAGCGGACTTTGGAAATGGAGTACAACTTCCTGGATTGGGAGCGCCTGATGCTTTCATTTACAAACAAGATGTAGCTAATGGAAATTCAATTTGGGCGAAGTCTCTTGCCAAAGATGCTCTAACTTCTTTTACAAATTCCACTCTATCCTTAGATCCAAAAGGACACATTCTTGTAGCTGGTTCATTTGATGGCACGATCACCTTAGAAGGCAAGGATCTCTCATCCTTCACAGGAACAACAGACATCTTCGTCATCAAGTTGACACCAACAGGAAAACTAATTTGGATGAAGATGTGTGGAGGCAATGCCGGAGACTATGCTTATGATGTGAAGTCTGACTCTGATGAGGATGTTTATGTTATCGGATCATTCACTGGTTTAGCTTACTTTTCACCAGAAGAACAAAATTCAAGAGGTGGGAAGGACATCTATCTGGTAAAATTCAACAAGTCTGGATTGTTAGTTGATGTGGTAACTGCAGGAGGAAATCTGGAGGATGAGGGTCTGAGTTTGGTGTTAGACGTTGAGGAAAACATCTACATCACTGGTTACTTCGAGGGTAATGCAGACTTTTCCCCATGGGTGGTAGCTTCTCCTCCGGGGGGAAACAATATGAATGCTTTTATTGGCAAAATTCCAAAGCAGAGATTTCATCCAGGTTTATCAATAGGAGGTGTGCAATCTTGGCTTGGTTCACATTCTTGGTCTTGGAGGGAGGAGATATTCTATAAGGAAGAGTTTGAAATTCCTTTAGCCTCAACAATCTTCATCAATCCAATTGACTCTTTGATTCCTGGTAAGAAGGAGCATTTGTGGACACTAACTGATACGGAGACAGGTGCTGTTATAGCGAAGATAAGAAAGACCCCTTATTTCATCTGGACATTTACTAATCCAGGTTTTTACAGCGTAGAATGCTCGCTACAAGACGCAAATGGAAATCTATATGAAACACAACACAAGGGGAAAATACGGGTTATAGATCACAAGACGCCTTTTGCGGGAGATTTAATTCCAGATATAGTTAATCCAGAAGACTATTTGATAAGGTCAATCTACTACGACAGAAAAGTCCTGGGCTTTCCTCCTTTGAATCCTTTCGAGGTGACTGATTAGTCAAGTGGTGTATTCCCTGTAAACGTCCAAAATTGAAGGCACGATAGGGTGTCTGTGATTTTGTTTTAGTGAGATAACCTTTACTCCTTCGACTCTTGCTGCAAGAGTGTTCATGAAATCCAGTCCAGACTCCTTTTTGTTCTTCAAATCTATCTGGGAAGTGTCTCCGCAAATAATCATTTTCGAACCAATCCCTAGGCGTCCCAAAACCATTTCCATTTGTCCCATTGTAACGTTTTGGGCCTCGTCAACAACCACACATGAGTTTGTTAATGTCCTTCCTCTCATGAAGGCAAAGGGAAGTATTTCGATAATGCCGTCAGTCAAAAGCTTTTCAATTTTTGGCTTATCATAGAGCATTTCAAGATTTGAATAAATGGGTGCTAACCACGGATCCATTTTTTCTTTTAAGTCCCCAGGAAGCCAACCAATATCTTCCTTTGCTACTGTTGGTCTGGTGATAACCACCTTTTCTATCTCCCTTGTGAACAATAGATCTAGTGCAATTTGAACTGCCAATAAGGTTTTTCCTGATCCAGCTGCTCCTTTTAACACATTCACGTGATTCTCAAGGATGATTCTTTTGGCCTCTTTTTGCTCCTCATTCAAAGTCATCTTAAACTTGATGGGATTTTTAGGCTTTCTCTTTTGAGTCCAATTGTTTTCTGACATATGAAAGATTGATTTTTTGTGGAAACTACTTTGTGTTTTATAGTTTAATATACGGCTTGTACTTTTCCTATTAAAACATGTACAGGATATATATCAAAAAAACAAAAAACAAATGGCAGTTACAATCACTGAAATCCTTGGAACCGACTCAATTTCTGGTTCTAGATTGACAATCAATGCGAATTTTTTACTACTCGAGAATGCTTATAATGATTTAGAGAACACTTTTAATATAAATGTTCTTACCGGATCTATGGATGTCTCTGGAGCATCAAGTGGACAAATAAAGGCTAAAAGCTTAATTGCAAATAGTCTTGTCATGCCTTCTTCGGGATCTCCAACAATCGAGATTTATGGAACTGGTGCTTCAGCAGGTTTTATGGTGGCTTCAAGCACGGTGGCAGGAGCCACTGGCATCTTTTCAAATGTTCTTCAAGTTAATTCTCTATCAGTAACTGGTGCTGCCACATTTGGGGCAACTGCTTCTTTCCAAGCTCCCGCTGTCATGAATGGAGCACTCACAATTGGAGCTTCTGGTTCTTTTGTAAATCAAAATAGAAAAGCAAGCGTGGGGTCAACCACAGCCTTTCCTGCAGCTCCTGCATCTGGTGTTACTGGAACATACTCGAACCCATACCAACTAACTTTCACAGAGAACGTGATTTACATTCAATCAGATTACGTTGATGGTGGTTTCCAAGGATTTTTCTTTTATGCCACAACTGGACAAGGAGCAACAGCCTCTGATATCCCTGCAGGTTACACAGTCACGCTTATCGACACAGCTACCTCTACGGGTGTAATTGCAACAGGAGTTACTGGTGCAGGAGTTCAATATTATACTGGCTTCAACACTGCTGATGGTCAGTTCTCCTCACCGATTGCAACCACTCCAAATCAATACAAATCCTCAGTTACTTTGATGTGGGAGCCAAGACTTTCCCAAGGTGATGCCCAAGAGAAGGGATCGTGGGTGGTTTTGTCTAGTACAACGAACTGGACATTCTAATAAACAATAACTCTTAAGTAATGGCAAAAACACCATACATACGTCCAATTTCTGTACAAGGTGGGACGTTCTATACATTTTCATCAGCAGCAGAAGATTTATCTTTGACTTTCAATAACTCATTAAAGAAGTTTAAGTTCTCGAAGTATGCTCTTCTTAAGCTTCCTGAGTTTGGAAGACCAACCTATGGGGAAAATACATTTCAGTTTGATGCCATAGATACAACATTCTTGGATGCCGCTTTCGGTGACTTCATTCTATCAAACCCAAACAACTTAAGTCCATCACCAGAGATTTCATTTCAGAATTACTGTCTGAATTTTGAATCTACAATTCTTTCCGATCCAAACTACAATCCAGAACTCAAAAGAAACGTTTCTGAAAGGGTGTTTTGGAAATGGGTGAAGGAACTAGGAGGGATCAGATATAGAACAGCAGATTCAAATGAGGTGGTTGCTTCTCTAAATCAAGTCAATACAACCACAGTTGATGGACTTCCCTATTCAGATAAAAGATGGGTTGAAGAAAACACTTATCTAAGTGGTAACGGAACTCCCACCCCAAGATATGAAAGGATAGTTCAATATATTGGTGAAATCGATGTTGTAAACTCAGTCCAAAATTCAGACAACTCATACTCTGAGGTCTACATTCACGTACCAACAAGCGATGGTGCAACCCCTTATGTTCTTTTCAAAACCATTGCAGACGAAAACTACTTTCCCGACAGAACGTGGACACACAACCCTCCAGACCCATTAGATACTGAATATTTACAAGGTAGAGATTCTGCTAGTGGGCTCTATGGACCAAATGGACTTCCAAAGTTAGCAATCTTTGACCAAGACGTTCTAGGAGAACCAGGTATCAGTGGAACATCACCGACGGGGCCTTTCACTAACAATTGGTACTCACCAAGAGATGAAGCCAACTCTTATTTTAGTGATCCCTCGTTCTTTGACAGTACAAATCTCGAAATTGAAAAATACGTTGCAGCTAGTGGACCAGGAGGTTACACAGTAACATATAAAAGAAGTAATTTGGATGGGGTTCAGATTGACTTTGAACCCTCGTCTTATAGAGGAATTCAAAACTATGTTGGAATCACAACTATTGAGGAGTGGAACGGAACACCCCTAACAACCTCTTTTGAGTTCAACACAATCCTAGTTTACTACGATGTGTATGATCCAAACAACCCAACTGATTCTGAAACTAATCTTTATGGAATTCTTTTCCTAAATGATCCTGAACCAGTTTCTATCAATGCTGCAAGACTACCAAATTTCAAGAAGTTCAAGCCAGATCCAATCACCAAACTCAATGGTAACTCTTATGGTTTCAAGCTCAATCTAAAGTTTGATACTGACGTTGAGAGCACTGGGGTTGAACAAGCAATCAACGACTACTCTTCATTCTCTCTTTCAATCTTTATGGATGCAGCAACAGTGCTACAAGATGCTGCAAAGAACCTGAATGATAGAACACTTGAAATCATGAGAATGCAGGATGAAGTCGCTGCGTTAAAGGACCTCATCATCAACACTGACGATAGCGAAGAAATCAAACAAAGATTAACTGTTGTTGAGAACTCTTTACAAGCGAATCAATCTCTGTTTGAAAACACACAAGACATTTTGAGCCTTATTGAGAAGAACAGTGATACAATCCAGGACATCCTGCAGAATCAAACATCAATCACTCTTTCTTATAATTTGGATCTCCTTAAAGAGGGCAACGGAACCTCAGTGGACAGATCAACACCAAACATCTTGAGAGTTAATGTCACACAACAGGATTACAATATAACTGGAAATTCCCTATTCACAATCAACCCTGTAGCTGGTAATACAGTTCCTTTGGAAATCTACACTAACTACCTCAAGCACAAGAACAATGGCTTGTCTATTACTGCCACAAATGATATCATAATCAGAATAGATGATGGTTTGGTTAAGTGGAAACAAGGACAAGTTCTGAGATTGGTAATTGGTGATGATTTAGACCTAGGAAACTATTCCTTGGTGATCTTGACTGATGCTTTAGGGGAATATCCAAAAGAAACTCCTTCAGGAATACCTTACTCAACTGTTGTAGCAGGTTTCACAAATGCAAGTTTCTCTTCTGCAGCTTTCAAACCAATTTTTGATATTGTTTGTATTGACGATATTAATTTAATATTTGAAGTGGATCAAATAAAATAACCAAGAAATGTCTAACACAAAAAATTCTTTTTCCTCTTTAATTGCTCAATTTCTTAGACTTCAGAAGAACTCTCTAGAAATCATCAACAAATTAAATGATGTTGCTACAACACCAAAAGATTCTGTTGAGATAGAATTTTTGATGGATGACAACACATCTGAAAACATCCAAATTCCCTCTTATGGTTTCTTAAAATCCGAAATTAACAGGCTAGATCAAAACATCTTGGCTCTGTCTGGGATGGAGGACAACACAGCCAACATCAGAAAATCAGACGGTACAGTGGCCAAGATCTATCAGGCTTCTGTTTTAAAAGATCCAAATTCTCCAACTAGTCTACAGGTACCTGCAACCTTTCAAGCAAAGAACAATTGGTTTTTTGAGTCATTTTTGAATCCTTTGCTTTACATTTCTGTTGATGTTGAAAATCAAATTCCCACTAACTCTGAAAGAGTCTTAGTTAAAAGAATCATAGCCAACACGCAATCAGATGTTCAGAAACAATATTTCGATGCCAACATCAAAGGTCGAAACGATTTATCTGACGAAGATTACATTGCAGCTCTTGAAAGCCAAGGAATTCAATATTTTATTGATGAGCAAATCAATGAACTGGATTTACGCACAATTCGTTACACAGGTTCGTTTGGTGTTCTAAGAATCTTTGATGAGGAAACCACCACATCAGAAAATGGAATTACAACCACAAACACTGTTCGAAAGTATAAGCTCAATGGCTTTAGATACACTGATACTCTGGCAACAACCACAGATTCACGCACACTTGCAAAAGGTGACCAATTGATTACAGCTGGAGGAACTAAATACGAGATCTCCTCGATTGACTTCTCCGACTTCACTGTGTCTTTGAGAAGACTCTTTGGATTTGAGGCGATTCAAATTGGTGATTCATCTTTAACCATTTTCTCAAACACCCTATCAAATCGAACAGTGGAGATCAATGTGGGATTCGATGAGAGACAATCTATTTTCATCAAATCCATTGATGGAGACTTTAATGTTGCCTCTAGTACCTACAGTCCGGGAATCACCTTTTGGACAAACGAGTTACAGATTAACACTTCAGATGGGGTTCAAACTCTTGCAGATTTCTACAATGCCCAAGTTTCAGACTTTGGTCAAATATTCGTGGCAGCTGCGAAGGAAAAAACAATTCCTGCTGTTTATGGTCAGGTGCCTGCTGCTCCAATCGTTTCTGTGGACAATTTCAAAGTTGTCCAAGTCAATGCCCAAATAACAGACTCGAATGAAAACGTGGCATTCAAGGAGAAAATTCAAGTTAAAACTTCTCTTAAAAATGAGATTTCTTCTATTGATCGAGCTATAGATCAAACTAGAAAACAACTATCTGAACTCACCACAACAGCCACTAAGAAGGCACCTACAGCTGAATTCAAGAAACTTAGTGATAAAATTGCAACCCTAACGAAAGACAAGTCAACTAAAACTGAATTACTGTCAACTACGATCACGGATCTCAACAACATCACGACAACAACTCCCTCTTTGGTTGAATCCCCTAAATACAGAGTTAGAGGTTTCTGGCCTATTCCACAACCTTTGAGCGATCCCAAAACTGGCGAACAAAATATCATTCAGTTCAACGTTCGTTACAGATATCTTTCTCTTGCTGGAAATCCTAATGGAACAACCCAAATTGACTTTGTTGATAACGATGGAGTAACCAGAGCAGGACAATTCTCCAATTGGACACAATTCAAAAGTGATCTGAGAAAGAAAGTTTACGATGAAACAACTGGAACTTATGCATGGGAACTCGAAGATGTTAGTGATGCAAACACAGTTAATATCAACCAATTAGACATCGCAATCACTAGAGGTGAAAAGGTTGAGATTCAAGTACAAGCAATTTCTGAGGCTGGCTGGCCAACTAATCCATTGACCTCAGATTGGTCAACTTCAGTTACTGTTGACTTTCCAGCAGACTTGGCAGTTCAGATTGACAACACTCCATTCATCACTCAAAACATGAGTGACCAAACATTGGTTCAAATTCAAAGTGAACTTCAAGCAAAGGGATTGGATCAACATCTCTCTACCCAATTCACATCAGGTGACAAATACTATGCTCACACATCAAGCACCATTTCCTCCGGATTCTTTGATGCAAGTGGAGGTGCAATTGATCTTTTTCAAAAGCTCACACAAATTGACAACGAACTTCAGGCACTTAGAGCTCTAGTAGCCAAGGCAAAAGGCACTCTTGGAGTCTACATCAGATCTGGAAATACAACAACAAAAATCAATCCTGGCAGTACCGTCAATCTCTTTGCTGGATATTACGATCAGTTGATCGACCTGTCCAACCCTAACAACAAAGGCAAGATTGCTACTGTGACTTATTACCTTGAACTAAGAAATGAGGCTGCAACTCCTTTGGAGCTTTCTTCTTTAATACCAGGAGGCCAAGGTGTTAAAGCACCGAATACATTTGGACCTACTGGATCAGACTATAATGAAAACAGAAAGTATGGAAATACACCTCTTCAATTATCTGGGGTGGTCGCATCTCAAGTTGATACAACAACGCCTGGTGATTTTGTTCAAGCGCTTGGATATCAAAGTGGAAATGCTTATTCTCAATTTGTTTATCCTAGATATAAGAGCGTAGGATTGGACGAGAATCTATATTTTACACCATTGACAAACATGTCCTGGAACGAGAATAATGGGACGAGCAATCTTCCAATCAACAATTATGGAATCTTGATGCCATATAGACCAGACACAACTTCAGTGATTGGTGCTGGTACAAACATCAATATATGGAAGGGAACATACACAGGAGTGGTTCCTGATGGGGCTGGACAGCTCAACGAGTTTTGTGTGCATGTTTCCCATCCAGCTCTCAGTGGAAGCTCATTCCAAGACTTAGAAAGACCGCTAATCACGGGATCGGCTATGGTTTATCCAGCTTTTAGACATGCATTAGGATTTGAGGTTGATGCAAATTCTTCAAGCTCACCAACTGGAGGGACACAATCACTTTACCTCCAACAGCTTGAGTTTTATCCTGCAAGTACTGGTGCCACTTTTGGTACTGATGATGATGCTTATCCTAACAAATTAGGTTTTGTTGAATCTGATGAATACCTTTGTGGTAAATATTCCTGCGGATCTTATCTCTTTATTGCACCAACAAATCATTCTGCTATTCAAGTTGAAGGTTCGACCCAACTCGCGAAGAAGACATTAGAATTTGGTCAAGAGAATTCAATCACAGTCCCTGTTATTTTCCAAATGAGATCTTTGGATAAACTTGGATTTATTGGCGGATGGAGAGCAGCTGGTAATTTGAAAAACATAACTTACAGCAAGAAAATAGGAATAGATGTTCAAGTTAAAAACGAGGATCTCTTTTCCTTCGACTTGCTTGTTACTGGAAGCCACACTAAGACATCTTTGGTTTCGCCTGCTTATTCTCAAACAGTTATCACCTCAAACTAATAATTAGACATTGGCAAGGAAAATAATAAAACAGACTGCCTCTTTTGGGGTTTTAAGAGCTAATCCAAGAATTTCTGGAAATGTAAAGATTACAGTTGATTCCAATGACGACATTTGGCTCAATTCTATTGATTCGAACCAGGAAATGTCCAACCAAGCCTACAAGGGATTTAGAATCTCTCCTGAATCCTCCTATGATAGGGATTTGTACACTTTCTTCAATGACGGACAAACCCCATCACAGTTCATCTTTGGATTGATTGGAGAGGGTGATCCTATCCAAAACCAAGTTCAGAATCTTGCAGATTCCTATAATTTCTACTATAGTGCTGGGGTAACACCATTGGTTTCTGATAAATATTCGGAGGATTTTTCATATCTTGCTCCATTATGGCTTGGTGAGGACATCCCAGATTATTTTGTGATCTTCAGAGTGAATGACCCCATCGACTTTCCTTATCAGGTTCCAGTCACCGCCATCACACAAAACAAAAACTACAAGGTCCTGGAAGATCCATTAGTAGATAAGCAGGATCCCAATTATTTACCTTTTGTGGTTGACTATCAAGGAACAAATTATACGGATGGTAACATATTTAGTGGTGGAACCTTTCCCATATTCACCATTCTACAAGGTCAAGGAACTGTGATTCTTTTAGACCCATTGTACAACTTGAATGAAATTCGAGATGTTGAATCCCACTTCTCGCAGAAGATTCTCAACAAATCCACGGCTATAGCCACGTTTAATCTCAAGGAATCATCTAAAATAGGAAAATACTTAAGAAAGATCAAAGAGACGACAGGATATACAGATAGTTTAATCGATGTTAGATTCGAAGAGAACCAGTTGACTACGTTCAATGGTGTGAACTACAATGTGGGGATCTTTGATAAAAAAGGTGATTTTCTTATTGACTTCTATCAAGATCCTTCTTCTCAAATAGGATTTGAGGAGTACATGACAGATGGCTTTAGAAGAAATGGAATCTTGAGCTATAAACTGTTGAATTTAGAGTTTCTTTTTAATGATAACGATTCTGAAAATTACAGCATCAATAGATATTTTGGATTGTATGTAAATGCAGAAACTGTGTCCACATTCAAGCTTGATGGCAATGCTCTATTTCAAGATGGAGGTAATTCAGGAAACATCCCAGCTCCAACACGAAATGACAAGGGATATTACTTTCAAAGCTTTCCCTACTTCCAATATAATGACAATGGCGTAAGACTTTTCTTAGATCCTGATTTCACAAAAGGGGTCATTCCCACTTCCGAGGATGTGAACGAATCAGAAAGCGAAAAGTTGTTTTGGATTCAAGACAGAAATGGAGATTTCTATTCTTTGAAAAGAGATGAAAACTATTCGTTAACATCTCCCACAAATCCAGTCTCCACGTATGGCCTCTCTGAAACAGAAAACCAACTGGTTATTCAAAATAAATCTCTAGACCTCTCGTTGCTTACTGGAGTTGAACCAAACACAACCAAACAATACTATGGTGTGTCCACAGGTGAAAAGGGGAGAGGATATTTCGTTATTAGAGTCGCAGGTCCGTTAACAAATACAAATGAAGACACAATAGTCTTCTATCACCCATTAGGAACCATAGGTCCTCCAGGTGGAAAATACGATTTAATTAAAACCTCAGACATGTCATCCTTGGTAGACGAGTGGGGACCTGGAAGTTTTTACTCCCAAGATGCTGCTTTCTATATACATCCTTTTGGAACGAATGAGGAGATAGCACGAGCTTTAACAGGCATCTTCAATAGCTTCAACTACAATTCATTTGAGGCTTTCCAATCTGGTGATGAGGTTGTGATACGAACCAGAGCGACAGGTAAGCAAGAGAACACCAAATATTATTTAGATTTCTTCCAGAATTTCACAACACAAACTCGAATGCCAGAGGCTCGAAGGGGTGCTCTGTTTTTCAACGAAATTGATGTTTGTGATATCAACAGGAGACAATCTTTTTTAGGTGGCTCAAACTATGCGAACACTAGAGTGAAGGTAAAACTCGAGGATCTTAACAAAATAGAAATTGGTAAAACATTTCTAGAGACGGTCAAGCCAACGGGTACTGATTCCTTTGTTGGACTTGCAGAATATTCCAACAAGAGCTCTTCGATGGTGGTTGGCAAATTTAGATTTGTTGATCAATACGCCAAAGATACGAAAGGTGAAATCGTAGGGCTGAAAGATTTTGAAACACATGGGACAATAGAGATTTCCAATTTTACAGAAAGAGTGGCTATTGGATCTGTGAACAAAATTTCTGCTTTCAATAGTTTCAATGTTCCTCTTGGAATATTTTCATTCTATGGTCTTAGAGAAATAGATTGTGATTTCTGGTATAGTCAATATGGTTACACACCCACACAAGAATATTATAAATATCTTGACACGCAATCAGATGGGGTCACCCTCATAATTCCTGGTAAGTCATATTTTGTAAGTGCTGGGACTGTTATCATCTACAATTCATTAACAATAACTGGACCTGATTTTTTTGAAGGAGTTGCTGGTGAAGATTCGTATACACTAGTTTCTTCATCAATTGGATCAGGTTTTTTAACAGTGGAATCTAATGTCTATCCCACCTTAAGCTCTCGGGGAAATATCACAGGATCTGTCATAACTTCCACTTTTGACATAGCATTTTATCCAGATCTTGATGCCTTTCCTGGATTTTTTGGAATACAAGAGCTTAAATTTGTAGATAGTGGTGTAACATCTAATAGCAAATTTGCACAGCTTAATTTTGGTAAACTCGCTTCAGAATACGATTATACCCAGGACAATTTCAATCCAAGCTTTGCAACAAACAGTAGAGTTGTACCCTACATAACAAAATGGGTATACAATAGGGGAACTGATGTGAGAGGAAATGGATACAGGTTGAATGCGAATTTAGCTTTCAGTCCCTTGAACTTTTCACCAAGCTTCTTTAGAAATAGCCAAGATCCACAATATTTCACACACGAGTGGTATCAACTACAAAAACCACCGTTCTCATTACCAGAAGAAAACCTACATTTTGATAAGAGCTATTTGTCAGGGGAGATTTCAGAATCGGGCTTGATCAATGCAAACCCAGCCTTAAGAGATTACTTTCTAGATTACTTTAGTGTTGAGGGGGAAGATCTTTCTATATACTACCCAAACAGTACAACAATAGACAAGATCAATCTCACTGAAAGATACACAACATTTAATTTTGTTGCTGGAGCTGGATTTTCTGAAACATTATTTAGAGGTGCGAAGGTTAGAGTCAAAAGAAGTTATACTGATTTTGGTCAAAATGAATCAATTAAGTTTTTGACCGATGACAGGTTTTATGATGAGTACAAATTTTCTTGTGTAATCGTTCCCATCAAGAACATCAAACAAACAATTCAGGCTCCCATCAAACTCAAGTTCATCGAGAACAGAACCTTCAAAAACATCACCTTGATAATAGAGGTACTCATAGATGATTCTAGAGTCTTAAATTTTGAAGAGGTTAGTCCAGAAACTCAATACTCAGATCTTGATTACTTCCTACTATATTCTCTAAGAGATAAACTCACAAAACAAACTGCAACTGCTCCTATAACAGCAGAGCTTCCTTCTGGAACTATCGAGCTTCCTAAAGTTGGAGATGTTAAACTCTCTTCAGCTTTAAACATTTCTTCGGTGCCAGGACAATCGGGGATTATTTCGGTGGTTAATAACTTCACATTTGGAAATGAGGGAGAAGTTTACATCATTCCAAATCCTAATTATGAAACGGATCTCCGTGATGAGATCAATTTTGTTTATCTTCCATCTACTGACCCAGCCACCCTTCCTCTTGGATCTACTGGGCCTGGTTCATTCTATGGTGTGATTGGTACGACTGCAGGTGGACCAACTGGAGGATACACCCTGCCATGGCCCACAGGAGTTGGTCAAGGGGTAGTAAATTTCACCAACGTTGGGCCTGACTATGAGTTTGATTTCGTTGATATTGGATTACCAGGGCCAACCAGCATACCCACATCAGCATTCTTCAACACCATCAAACAAATTCCAATTTATCAAAGAGAAGGAGGTATAGGATATTGGGGAAACATATTAGAAAAAATCTCATTTGCAAATCTTTCTTTGTGGATAAACACTGGATATCCTTACATTGATTACAAGACATACGTTTGGAACGAGACAACAAAAACAACTGACGTCCTTTCCAATCAGTTCAAAGTGGAGTTGTTGAGACCTTCAGCTCTAGAACAAAACGCAATCTTAGTAACACAAGAGGATCAAAACAAACCCCCAGAACTGTCTCTCTTTAATGTTGGATACACTTTAGAGGAAGTTCCAGGAGAGACTGAGTTATACAGATATAGTGGAGAGTATATTCCAAGTTTTAGAGAGGTCTTGAAATTTCAGAATGTCAAATATGACATGGCATTTTGGACTATGCCTTCTGCCCAAACATTCTTTGTAACGATTATTGATAAGCCTGAAACCTCTCCAGAATACGAAATTGGAAGTCTTCTTTGTTATGCAATCGACGGGGTAGTCCAAAAAGAGGTTTCATTAACTAAAGGCACCACTTATTACTTTGATTTGGGTGATGCAAGCAACACAGGTTACCAACTCTACTTCTCAACAAGTAACAGAGGAAACTCTTTCTCTACTGATGCTATCACTCAAGGATACACACTTGTTGGTACACCAGGAACACCAGGTTCATATGCTGAATTTTCGGTTCCCTATGATTTTCCGTCATCTGTTTATTACGTAGCGGAGGGTGACAAATTCATGGGTTCTTCAATCAGAGTTATTGAACCAATTGAATATTCCTATTGCTCTTTTGGCCCGGCAAAAGATGATTTTTCCATAGCGAAGAACGTGAATTTTTACAAGTACTCAACAGAATGGATTTTCAGGATTTCAAAGGATTCTCCTTTCAATCCAGTCTATAATTTGATAGGAGAAACCCCAGTTGATAAAAGAGACGTTTCCATTTTTGAAAGTTCGTGGGATCCTGGATTTTATAGACAATATTCAGACCCTACCACATATGAGGATTTGCCAGGTACTAGAAGTATGAAGGAACAAAAATCTTTCTTTGGTAGTAAAGCCATGCAAACTCCTGACCTTATCAATAGTCAAAAACAGAGCATTTATTCCTCATCAATTCCGGACGTGGTCAATGTAAATTTTGAAAACTTCCCAGATTATGAGATTCTTTGGGAGGAGACCACAACAGAGATTAGGGGAGTTCTTCTTATGGATAGAATGTTGATTAGATATTTTCTCGATGACGGAGCCAAGCAAACCTTCCAACAGTTTATCGTTCCGGAATTCGGGTTCGGGACTCTGAGTGACATTAATGATGACTTCAACGAATATATGAAATTAAATGTTATTCCAATATTCCAATCTAGAAATAATGGAGCTTACTTGAAAAAAGTCCCCGTCTCGAATCCAGCTTCTCTTCCTGTAATCGTGGGAAACTTGGCTGATTATCAAAAATTAATCAATGGATATTTTCAATCCTCTGAGATTAGATTCACGAAAATCAATGAGTTGAGATACCAATTTACAGTGCCAAAAGATCCAGCTTTCAACTATTCTCTAGCATTTTCAATTCAAATTGCAAAAATTTGATGGCTTTTAAATCATGATATATAATCCATGAGGTCGCTAAAAAACTATGAAGATTTTCTAAACGAGGGGTTTACAGACCAATATCTCGATAAGGTTATAGATTCTTTCATAAAAGCTGTAACCTCAGCCCAAGAAGCTGAAGAATCTCCAAGAGGAAGCAACAAAGGTAAGAAGGTTGAAGCAATGCAAAAAAAAGTGGGAACAGAGCCAGGTCAACCATGGTGTGCAGCTTTTCTTTACGATGTTGCAAACAAAGTTGAAATTCCTACTGGAATGAAGTCTAAGATAGTTAAAACAGCAGGAGTGAAAGTTCACTGGGAAAATTCTACACAAAAGAAAATACTTGCGGAAGATATTAGAAAAAATCCAACTCTTCTGAAGCCAGGGATGGCTTTCTTTTATCTTGTTAAATCCCCTAATGGCTCATATCCTGGACCGGGTCACACAGGCATAATCCTCCAAGTTGACCCAGCAAAAAGAACGTTCACCGCAATTGAGGGAAACACTAATCCGTATGATGGCTCTAGGGAAGGATATGGTTCTTTTTTGGTTACCCGAAGTGTGGATGATCCTAGCATTTCTAAAGACCAATCCACACGTCCAGCAAAACTTTTGGGAGCTATCGATTACTTTTCCGGGATTAGAACCCCTTACTTCAATCAAAAAATCAAGGAAGAGGTTGATAAACTTATCAAAACAACTCTTTTGCCAAAAACTCAAAAAGAGATACAATTTCTTAAATCTAATCCCCAAGTGCTCAAGGATTACGATCGAAATTACAAACAGAGAAACAAAAAATAAAATTCAAGATAAATGCCTCAAATAAATATCCTTAACGTCCTCCAGGGAGACAATCAATCAACCATTGTAGACAAACTGAACTACAATTTTGACCAGATTCTCAGTGCTGGTGGAGGACCCCAAGGCCAACAAGGACTCCAAGGAGTAACTGGACCAATCGGTCCACAAGGTGCACAAGGCGTTCAAGGCGTTCAAGGACCATCTGGAACTAAATGGTTTGTCCAGGATTCATCACCTGCTTCTGGTGGTGTTACTGGCTCTAACCCATGGACTTTTCCAACACTGGGAGACTACTGGTTGGATCCAGATTCATCAAACCAGGACATCTATGTCTTCACTGCTACTGGATGGACCTACACTGGTTTTGGACTAGCAGCAGGGGACATCTTCCAAAATCTGAGTCCAATTGATTTAGCTGGCGGTGGTACGGCAGCTGGAATTTTGATTGCTGGCACTGCTTCCAATAAATCATTGATTCTTTCAGATAGTTCGATTGCAGAATACACTCCAGGTGGTGTTACAGCTGAAAATATCAATTTTGAGAACTCTAAACTTAAAATTGCGACCACTGGAGACAGACAAAAATTGATCAGTTTCGGTCGATCTAATTTTGATTCGACAAGTGAAACAGGGGGATTATCAAGTAACAACAACCCATCAATCCAATGGACTAGTTCAACACCAGCAAGCACTGGTGACTATGACTTAACTTTCTTAAATCCAAAAGGAAGTCTGTATATAGCTTCTAATGGTACTGGACTTTCTGGGGGAATAAATTTGTTTGCTGAAGAAGAGATTTCAGCTCAATCTGCACAAAACAACATCCAGCTTAAAACAAATGCTACAGACAAAGGAATCTTCTCTGACGTGGCGACAAATGGTGGATTCGTAGAAGTTTCAAATCAACCAAGCTCATCACCATCAAATCAACTTAACCCATACTTTTTTGTCAATTCAACTGGAGCTGGAGTTGGAATAGGCACGGGCCAATTCTTACAATCTGGTCTCGACAGTCGCAAATTGTCTGTTCTAGGAAATGTCAGCATTGGAACTACAGGGACTGCTCACACAACTGGACTTTTCGTTGGAGGTTCTCCATCAAACAAATTTAATAAGGGGGTTCTGTACGTTGAAGGCAACACTCTTTTGGGCATAACGAGCCCAATACTTTCTTTTGGGACAGGAGCTCCTAATTCAACAGGTCCTTCTGAAGTTTCAGGTATATTCCCACAGCTCGTTGTCACATCTCCAGATTACGGACCAGGAATACAAATCAAAACACTAGGAGGCTCAAGTTTTAGTTCAAGAACAATTATTGGAGACGGTGTTTACGATAGAATTGGGGTCAAGGGAGATGCTTCTCTCACACTTGCAGCAACTGGACCTGACATCAGCCAAGAATTCTTTGTGAATGCCCACACTTTTGCAGCAAAAGCTCCTGTGATGAGTTTTCAGCAGAAGATCTCCACTTCTACAAGCACGACAGGGAAATCTCCAGTCTTTGCTATCACCACATTTTCTTCTGCAGGAGTTTATAATCCTGCCTCAACAACAGGATTCGAAACTAGAATTCAAACACGAAACAGCAACAACCTTCTATCCCTGAATGCGAATTCGTCGAATGACATCCCTGGGAACAAGGTTAGATTAGGAGCAAGTGATCAATAT